CGGGTCGTTCGGTTAGTACGTCAGATGCTTCAAGCCATACGAACATTGTACTCGAATTGTGGAAGGGTGCTCGAAATGTATCAGGATCCGTCCGACTTGACCGCGAGACTATCCCCATCTTGAAGGATGGCTCGCGTGGTGGTACGGGACCTGATGGAACAGGTATCGCGTCTATTACCTTTCATCGTATGTTCACGATGTCGTTGGATGGAGAACCGTTACCAACGGATTCGGGTTGGATAGCATCTACATCTTCGTCTTATCCTTCTGAAAGCGGGCTGTCTGAGACGAATCGCTACCTCTGGCAGAAAAAGACTACGACATACACGAAGAACGATGTCGCTACAACTTATGAAGTTTCCCTGTTGGCTCAATTCAATTCGGGACTTAAAGAGAATCTGCTGGAAGATACGTCGTTCTTTTCTGAGGGACAAATGGAGGCGTGGAATGTGAAGAATGGAACGATTGGCATTGGTGCGGTAAGTGGGCACAATAGTTTCGGACTTACACCTGATTTCACTGTCGAATTATCCCCGATGCTTCGCCAGATAGTCCACAATGGATCTACGCTTAAAAAACTGAAAGCTAATACTTGGTACACGCTTTCGTTCTATGCAGTCATGCAAGCGAAGCAAAATCTGTTCTCTGGAACGGATTACAACGGAAATGGCACAGATTACGCTATATTCCGCGAATCTTATCGTGAAGTATGGCTTGGGGCTAATCAATCGATGGATGTTGAAGTGAAGGCTTACTGTGCTTCTTCCAATGTTTTTCTTCGTTACTACGCATGGTCGTATGATACAGGGGATAGCACAAACTGGAAGAACACAACAAAAGTGGACTTTACCGAGACTTCGGAAACGACAAAGACGATGCGTGTTACCAACACGGCTTCTTATGGCAGATTGTTCCGTATGCGTGGTTATGTCTATCTCAATGGAACATTCACCATCAATGGTCAACAGGTGGTGAGCAATCCTACGGTTGCTTCGCCCTTGATGAACAACTCCACTAACAATCCGAATGGGTACAACACCACAACTTATCGGTGTTACATTAAAACCATCAATGTTAATCGTGGATGCCGACTGTCAACTTATCTCTCTCGTGCAGATAACGGCGCAGCTGTGCAACATTCATCATCGGCTCCTTGGTATGTGGATGGCAAAAAGTACACGGCTGCTGATCAAAGCGCAAACGCCAATCTTCAATCTGGTACGCTTGTGGCATTTTCCAATGATGGTTGCGTCCATTGGCAACTGTCACCTGGCACTGTCCGACATACTGTAACATTTAAGACACCTTCTTCTCTTTCTTCATCTACGGAGTATGCTGTCCTCTTCCGAATGAATCAGTATTCTCACTTTGGATGGGTGTCGATGCCAAAACTGGAAGAGAACACGATGGCTACGGAGTGGATTGAGCATACCAGCGATCGTTTCGCGGATGACATGCAGCATATCTTTGTGGGTGATTGGGTTGCAAGTACACAAGGCACCACTTCTACATATTATCATTTTGATAACGGTGTTCGCCATGTGGTGCTTGCGAAAGAAAGTGCATCTTCTACGAAAAAAGTGTACTTCCGTATGAAGCAGCGTACAACGGCTGAAGGTTATTGCTCTACGACGCAACCTTATTCCGACACAAACCATTGGGAAAAAGCGTCTAATCTCCGTTTTATCGCTGCTGAGTTTATTCTTGCAGACCAGGCTTTGCTCAAATTCGCACAGACGAATCGCATTCTGGTTTATAATTCTGCGGGCAACGTCGCCGCTGGAATGGGTGGTGCTGAAGGTGGATCAAACGACTACCCTCTTTGGGTTGGTGCCGACTATGAGAATCGTGCGACTGCCGCATTTCGTGTGTCTCTGCTTGGTAAATTATATGCGACTGGTGCGGAGATCTCTGGTAAAATCACGGCAACACAAGGTACTATCGGAGGTTTTACTATTGGTACTGATAGCATTGTCTCTACTGGAAATGCTGTCCTTCGTATTGGAAACGATAACTTCAAAACACAGTTTGGTATAACGGAATCTTCTAAAACTGTTCAAATGAATGGAAGTGAACAAGGTGTTGTTTTGGTGAACTATACTTTCAGTTATAAGGAGAATAATCGTTTTACATTAAGGAAAACCACAACAAGTTATTATAACTGGACGAATTTTGGAGCAGCCAATGTTATAGATTTGGATTTCCATTCTGGTACGCATTCAGGTAGTGCATCTAATAATAGATACGGCTTCCAGTATGCAATGATAGGTAACGGGCACGTGATAATGAATGGAATAGTGGAAGGTGCTGCTTATGATAGGGTTGCTAATTGGAGTGCTGCAAATCAGATTCAGATGGTACAGATGCCGTTGTATAGTAATCGTATTGTGGTAAGCACAACCTATGACAATGATATTCTTATCCTTCCTGATAAGTATTCTATGTTTTCCGCGTTAGGATGTGGGTTTATAAAATCTGCTACGTCTCAGTATTTTACCTTCAGACTTGACATCATAAATACGGGTACAAAGAATGTATATGTGGCAGGATATAATTCTTTGAAAGTTGGCACATCAAGCAATTATACTCAACCATATATGAATACAAACCTCCCTTATATGAGGTATCGTAATAATTCATATTCTGGTGAAAAGGATATTTACGTTAGACCTAAAAATATACTTTCTTTGATGTTGGTCTATGACAATGGAACTTATTACGCATTTATCATTAACGATCCAAATTAAAATTTATGAAAATCAATTTTGACAAAATCGAGGTCTATACCGACCTTTCCAAAACTCACGCTGTTATCCAGAACATGCGTAAGGACTTTGCAAATTTCATCTATACGCAAGGCAATGGTATTGCAGCCCACGCCCTCGCGTTAAAGATCTTCAACGGAAATGAGGAAACTGACTATGACGAAAGGGAAGTGGCTATCATTCGTGATTTCGTGAATGGATGCACTCCTTGTGTCATAGATGCTTTCAACGCCATCTTAAACCCTCCATCCCATGAATAAATCTCTCTTCCACATCATCCTCGGTACTGCACACCTCGACACAACGCCTGGTAAATGTGCCCCAGACCGCTCTATCCGCGAAGCGATCTATTCTCGTGAACGTATTGCCGCCATCAATAAGGTATTGAAGGCGCAAGGCTACAACACGCATATAGACTATCCCGACCTCCAACCGAATAGCCTTATCAAGGCTTCCTATTGGAAAACAGAGCAAACACGCGAACTCCAATACCGCGTGAAGGTGGTCAACGACCTATGCCGTAAGTATGGTGCTGCCAACTGTCTCTATGTGTCTATACACCTCAATGCTGCCGGCAATGGCGGGCCGTGGATGAATGCAGGAGGATGGGCTGCTTACACCACCGTAGGTAAGACCAACTCAGATATCGCCGCTGAACACATCTATGTCGCAGCTGAATACTGCCTTGCACCATACGTAACTATCATGGCTGAAGGTAAGAAGAAGGGCATCTATTCTAAGGCGCAACGTCCGTTCCGCACGGACACTACAGATGGTGATCGTGACCTCGAAAGCAATTTCTACGTCATCAAACACACATCATGTCCGGCTGTCCTCACAGAAAACCTCTTCCAGGACAACCGTTCGGATGTGGCTTTCCTCCTTTCTGACGAAGGAAAAGCGGCTATTGAACAGCTACACATCGACGGTATCAAGACCTACATCGCCTCCCTGTAGTGTGCCAGTTGGCTTGACCAGCGGGAAAATTTGTTCCGCCTTTATTCTCACTCAATCGTATCTTTGCTCCAGAAATAAAAGTTTTCCATCATGGCTAAAAGAACAAAAACATCGCCGATTACCCACGTCCGCTCTGATCAGTTCCTCAAGAAAGCGGTGCAGATGGCACAGGATAATTTCTCAGTCCTGTCGCCTGGCGACCAGTCGTTTTATAGCGACCCGACACCCGCAACTTGGGCAGATTTCATCGGTGCTCAACTGCGTGGCGCAATAGGCTCGAATGGAACTTACCAACGCAAACAGGCTCCAGTACTTTATTTTTCGTCTGGAAACGAAATCAAACAGGGTACGGAGAAGTCTGGAACGAAAGACTTGGGATTCATGGAATGGGGATTCGGCAATACGCTCCCCAATCTTGTGGCGTTTTTGACACATCTTCTTCCATACACTGCTGCCGGCATCAAGTTCAATACAGACCTCTGTGCGGGTCTTGGACCACAACCGATGTATGACACGGCTCAGTATGTAGGTGGCAATATCACTACACGCTTCATCCGTTATAAGGATGCGGGCACCTTCCTTCGTGGCCAAATCATCGACAAACAGCGTGAACTTCTCAAACTACGCTCGGAATGGCAGTCATCCTCGCAAACTCATCCTGACGGTGGCAGTTCTGAGGGTGATGCCTCCGAGGGTAGTGTGCTCAGTGTTTTGCCCACCGAGGATGCCCCTGCAAAGAAGATTTATGATGAACTCTGTGCCACACTTGAAGAACAAATCGACGAATTGCAGACAGCCTTGGAGTCGTGGAAAACCACCAACGATGAAGTGCAGAAGTTCCTCGACCGCAATAATATCGCACAGACATGGCTTTCGCTCGTTCTCGACCATGAATTGTTTGGTATCGCCTTCCCTGAGTTGCTGTTGAACCAACAGGATCTTGGGAAAGACGGCAAACCCGTGGAAACTGAGGTGTGGAAGCCAAAGGTGACGGGCATCGCGCATCGAAGCTGCCACACCACACGTCTGGAGCGTATGGATGATGAAGGTATCATCAATTTCGTCTATTGCTCAAATCGCTGGCTCGACCGTGTGTTTGTGGAACAAGGCAATATCAATGACCCCATCAATGCCATTCCTTCACTGAACACAAGGGAACCGCTGAACTCGCTGAATGAAAAGGTGCGAAAGGCACGCCAAAACAAGGTAAGCGTAAAAGAACGCCCGACCCATTTTGTACTGCCATCGGTTTATCCTACTGCTGGTCGCCCCTACTACCCTACCCCTGCATGGCATTCTATCTTTGGCGGGGATATCTACGAATATATCTCGACCATTATCAGTGACCGTCTGAATCGTAAGCGTAACAGCAATATCATTGGCCGTGTCATATACCTTAATAATGAGTATATGCAGCAACTCTTCGTACAGAAGAAGGCTACGGGCGATGAGAATAAGCAGAAGGTTATCCGTGATAAGCTATATAGCCAGATTAACACCTGGCTCGGTAATCGTAACAACGCCGGTCAATCGCTGCTGGCATTCACTTTCACTGGTGCCGACGGAAAGGAACATAAGTCTTTTGAAATCGTCGAAATTGAGGCAGCAAAGAAATCCACTGCCGATGCCAATGAGAAGGAAACGGCTGAAATCAGTTCCATCGTGTTCATGGCGATGGGGCTTGATGGTCGCCTTATGGGTTCCTCCCCGCTCTCACTCGTAGGATCAAATGGCGGCACGGATATTCGCGAACGCTATCTCTTGCGCCTCCTGATGAAGTCGCCGGCACAGAACATCCTCCTTAAACCGTTTGAGGTGCTGTCTCGCTTCAATGAATGGGATAAACACCTCGTTTGGCAGGTGCAACGTGAGGTGATGACTACACTCGACCGCTCAAAGTCTGGAGTGACCTCTCAAAACACCGAAAATGAGAGTCAGCAAAAGTAGTGTGCTCGGTGGTTCGCCCGCCGAGAATAAATAGTAATTGGTAAATCGTCAAATAGTAAATAAACATGGCTTCCGGCTTGAACATAGAAGGTGCTTCGCCTCTCATCGGCTCACCAATCACTTATAAGGTACGCGCTGCTACTATCAGTGGCTCGGTGGCTTTCCATCGCGTCAAACTGACAGTACACGCGGCTTTGGATGGTGATACGGCTTACACCGATTTAACGCTTTCCTCTCCTGCTGAAAGTGGCGAATGGCTGCATTTCGACATCAGTTCTGCCTTGCGTGCTGTGGCCGATCGCTATGAATATACCTATACACCTCCGGCTTCTTATCCGCGTGTCCGTTACACCCTATCTGCGTGTGATGAATATATGCAGAATGGTGAAGTGCATGACAACGTAGGCTCTACAAGTATTGATACGCCTCAGTATTGCCTCATGGGGGCATACTCTGATCTTGAAAGACTGTTGGCGACTTCTGGCTCTAAGTCAGCACAGCATTTTACGCGCAAGCCTAACACCTCTCCTGAAGTGGTGGCCATCGGCGAAATAATGGTGTGTCCGCAATCTTTCGTCTCTCCTGTTACCTCTGGTTTGGCGACTGTCGGGCCAACGTCTCAGGAGGTGACTATCACCACGGCTGGATTACAGACCGTCAATGGCCGTCAGGTGTTCGCTGTACCCGCTCATGATGACCGCTATGAGTTCCGTTTCGTTAATGGCCTTGGTTGTCTCGAAAGCGTGTCTGTGCGCTCGTATCGTACTACGGAAATGAATGTGTCATCTGAGTCTTATATTCGTGCCGTTCAAGAGACATTTGGCTCTTTCTCTCGTGGACTTGTGACGAAGAAAAACGATTATGAGACTTGGAAACTCTCTTCTGGTCCGCTTGATGCTGCATGGGATTCTTGGTTCCTGCATGAGTTCCTGATGGCGAAGTTCGTATGGGTGAAGATTGATGGGAATTGGATAGGGTGCCATATCGTTCCTGATGAGACGGTAAATGGACCAGACCGCACACAAGTTGGATTCTTTGAAGTCCTCTTCTCTGTACGTCTCGATATCAATGGCAGTCCCTTCGCTGCCCTCGCAATATAGTCACTGTGCCTCACGGTTCCCCCGTGAGGATAAATGTAGTAAGGTATGAAAGCTAATTTAAGTCGCATCCTCGAAACATGGGCAAAACTTTACACGCCCATCGCGCACAACCCTAAAAAAGGCTCGAAAGATAAAGCCTTCTACCGCATAAAGACCATCAATGAGCAATCGGAATTTATGCGTAATCAGAACACGGCTAAATCGCCGTGTATGGCTTATTCTATCCTCGTGGATGCCGAAGCATCTGGAACAAAGGAAATCAGTTATGCTCATACCATCTACTTCCTTTCGAGGGCGAAAACAAACTCTCTTGCAAAATCGGCTAAACAGGATGATGATTTGGGTGAGAACATGCAGATGGAAATGGATGACTTCGTGCAAGATCTTCTCGCCTATCTCAAAGAACTGCGTCACAATGGCAAATGCCCTATTACGGGTGACACTTACGACGAATATACGATGAAGGCCCTACGTGGCATCAACCTCGAAAAAGCGGAATGGGCTTCTATTCCCGTCAAATATGGGGAATGGCACATACTTGGCCTACAACTGGAACAGTTCGCCCCGCGCCTTCTCTGCATCAATCGTGAAAAGTACGCCACCGTGCCAGACAGTTCCCCGTCGGGCGAATCAACAGACAATCCGTAAAAACGTAATACAGAATGAATACAACTCTTCCACGACTCATCGCCGCTTTCTTGGGCGTTATTTGGGCATACCTGGAGCCAACTATCCCGTATGCCGTCTTGTGTGTGTTTGCTGTGCTCATCGACTGCCTCACGGCATGGAGATTGAACCGACGTATTAAACAGAAGTACCCGAAAGCCAAAACGGACGGGAAACTGAAATCTGCTCGCATGACGAAGATGATTTCAGACCTCGCTATCGTATGGCTCTGCATCCTGCTCGCTACGGGCGTGGATGAAAACTTGCTCGGACACTTCGGAGGCTTGCACCTCGGACAGTATGTAGCTGCTATCTTTGTGCTGTGTACTGCCGTGAGCATACTCGAAAATGAGTCTTCTTGCAATGGCTCTGCATGGGCACGTGCCGTACAGAAGATAGTAACCTCAAAGGTGTCCCGTCACCTCGATATTGATGAAGAGGAACTGAAAGAGATTATCCATCAGGATTCTAAAAAGAAATCAAAAAAGTAAGTTATGGAAAACTTCAACTATCAGGGACCATGCTGCATCGAACGTAGCCTACCTATTCTCATCCGTCAGTACGGATGGTTGCCTTGGCAGTCGAATGGTGATATCACTATCGACAAAATCCTCAAGGCGGTAAGTCATCTCGCGGGAAATAGCATCGCCATTTCCTTGTGCATTCCAGTCATTGACATCGACGTTTTACGCATCCTTTCATGGTACCA